GCCTAGGGAGTTACGACTTCCTTTGCGTGTTGAACCCACTTTGGTAGTGTAGGTTGAAGATTGAGAGTTATCATCTCTCTGTGCCGCACACCCAAGTTAGTTAGCAGATGACTCATTCCATCCGAGTTGATTTCTACCTTCCAACTTTGTTGCAGCTTCATCAAGGCACGGGGCCAAGATCCGTATCTAAGATCTCTCGTGACTCTCTGTAACAATTTTGTATCATCTGTCTTAACATAGCAAGAACCAGAAGCGAATACCGCTTTCATTGCGTTTATTGGACCACCTTTTGCCTTTATGATTTTCTTGGCAGTGGCTCGACGCGTGTGTATTCGTCTTCGGAGGTCTTTCTTTTCCAAAAGAGTTGGTTGGGGTCGAGGCTTGTGATTTTCACGTCGATATTCGAACTCGAGGTTCGCAGATACTTCATTGATCGCGTCTTGTGCCGTGAATTTACTTCCCGGTAGTCGAGGACGATCTCTGATTATCTTGCGAGCTTGCGACATTCGGTCGTCACCGTTGTACTGTTCGTTCTTTGAGAACTGAACGGGACCGTACATCGCGTAAGCCACTGCAGTAACAGCGTCTGCAGCTATACCACCACCACCACCTCCTTCTAGAAGAGTTCCAGGGGTCCTATTACTTGGACTGCGATAGCTTGCCGTTGATCGAGCAGCTTCTTGAAGAAGCGGATGCGTCTTTACTTTACGTAGTGCGTCCACTGTCGCTATACCCTTACTCCCTCCCTTTCCAAAAGCAACCTTTAGAGCATTGGCTCCGACACATTCACCTATGCGCGCCACGTCTTTGGCTACGGCAGTGTGACACGTTTCTAGGGTAAGTTCCCTTACTACATGTCGCTCACAAAACACTCCGCTGCGCATCCCGATGAATGATTTAGTTTCGTTGAGCTCCAGACCTACCTCTGGCACAATCTTCTCAAAGCGTTGAATTGTCTCGTAGTCCCATAGTGCAATATTATCATCGCCACAAATTCGGAACGACCCTTTTATGCCACCCGCCAACTCTGACGCGTATGCATTTAAGGCACTTAAAACGAACCAACCTGGTCCAAGTCCCATCAGAGCTCCACAAGTCGTGTACATATCGCTTCCATCACTATTCGTGCAGTTTAGGATTTTGTGTGGTCTGAAGACTGCTTCTATAGCATCTTCCCACCAGTCCGGAACCGCGATGTGTTGAGTGAAAGCGCTTATAACGGCTTTAGCAGTTTTGATGGTAATTGGGTCGGTTGATTTCGAGTAGTCGACCGAATACACCAGCAGCTTTTTCTGCTTATCATTTGGTGTGTTGCGAAGAGTAATATCTCCTGCACGTAGTGACTGTTTCGAGCATTCGAAACCTTTGAGGTATGGGAAGAGCACTGATGATATTGCTCGAGCCGCCCAAACTACTTCTAGC